GCCAGATCCTCAGCATCTTTGAGGGATCCACCAACCTGACCAATCTGTTGCGCAGTGATACCAAAGACTTCAATGACGCCAGCACTGGTGATACCAGCCAGCTCCAGTGAGCGCTCCCTGATGCTGTCAATACGGTCCTCAATGGTGCCTGTAAGGGCCTCAATAGCCTTCAGAGGGTCATCTATCTTATTACCATCTACAAAGACATCGTTCGTTGATGCCAGCGCTGTCTGTGTCTTAAGGATCTGCTCCCTTAGCTTGATATTTTGTCCAATCGTGGCGTTAAAGAAACCACCAAATGCAGATTTAAGGACACCAGCAATTTGCTGAAGTCCATAAAGAGCAAACCCCAGCTTTGCGACGTTATTAACGACTCCGACAATCGAGGTGCCTAAACCATCAAAGGTTTGTTTTAGGAGCTTACCTGGCTTCCTTGCCTCGTTAAGACCGCCACCAATTCTCTTTGTTGTCTTTACTAGAGTTTCTGCAGATTCAATCTCATCGTCTAAGAAACCCTCCATTTTGGCGACTTTGAAAGCCACCTTTGCTGCCTCACCTGCAGCCTTTATATCCCTCTTAAAGTTGCGAATATCGTTACGCGCCTTGCCAAAATCAAACCCTATCTCGCGCTTCTTGCCTACAACCCTATCTGCCTCTTTCCCAAGACCCTTTATATCTTTCTGCGCTCTGTTTGTTTCAGCGCTGATAAATAGAGTAAGGTCGCCTAAAGAAGCCACAGATTATCCAGGGGTTATATGTGGACTAAGAGCAGCAATAACGTGTGCCGGAATACGCTGACTCTTTATTAGTTTAGTCAATATCTCTTTTGTACGTTCTTCAACTTCAGAACTCTCTGCATCCAGCTCAAAGGGCAAGAAGTCCGAAATCTTGGTCCGGTTACGATCTTTACCGCCTCCAAATGCTTGTGCGACAGAGAGCACAACTTGAGTCAGCTTTGCTGTGCTGATAGATCCGATATTTGCACGGCGCTTCTCATCCTCGTGACAGGTCTTCAGAAGATGGCCGATCAACCCAATGGGAGTACGGATAAAGACTTCTTTAGGGTAATCAGTGCCTAGAGGAGTGCAGCGCAGTTGTAGGTAGAGGGCTAGTACGTCGAGGGGTTTAGAAGCCAGATACTTTTGATAGATCTCTATCAGTTCTTCCGGGTCTTTATCCCTCTCTGTTACTTTCCCTCCTCCGGCCAACCATTACGCTCCCAGTTAACAAACTCGAAGACATCGTTCATTAGCCTGGTTGGCATAGCCAAGGTGTCTTCTCTAGTCCAATCTTGCACCGGTTCCCAGTCATCGCCTTGCTCAATCTCGCCCCTGTATTTCAGGAAGAGAGTGACCATGTCAATCTGCTGTTCTGCAACGGTCGAACCCTTCCGTTGAACTTCAGCTAGTTCTTCTGCGTAGTCGTAGATGATCTCATTATCGCTATCTGCGTCGGAAAGGATATCAAGCGCTTCTTTTACCGAAATCTTTTTCTTCTTGGACAGCTGCTTGGCAATCTTCAGAAGCGTGTAGGTGTTCTGCGCTTGGTTTCGCGCAATGTTCTCGACTCCTTCTGCCTCGCCTGCAACCAGATCCTTGTAAATGGGGAATCGGAAGGGGAGAATCTCGTAATACTCTTTCTCTGAAAAGAAAAGGTTTGAATACTTGCTCATTAATCTATGAAAAATGATGTGTCTACAGCCACCATTTCGGTCGGCTGTTCAACCACGTTTGGTGGAAGAGTCACGATCAATTTACCACCATCTTCTGCAATAAGTTTCATTGGTGAAGACGACGAAGGGGCGATAAACACCGCCCCAACTTCGAGTAAATCGTTTCGTCTTACACAGTTGATGAGGTATGACCGCTCGTCTTCAGAGACCAGCAGATCGTACTCAGTCATCAGTAGACGCTAAGGGGAGCTGAGCCGCTGTCGAAGATGCCGGACCAGACTTCACCTCGGGACTGGAAGGTCCAGGAGTACTCAATCAAGCCGTCAGAAGGTGCAGCCTCAGACACGTTCACGATGGAACTTTGGAAGGCACGAGCGTGGTACTTGTAGTTGCTCGAAGCGTCTTCACCCAGGAAGGTGAACATCTCCACCCAGACCTCGACGTCAGGATCAGACTCAGCATTCAGAACCAACTGAAGGGCATCATCAATTGCCGCTTCTGGTTCATTGGAGCTATCCAGACTGTTGATGAAGAACGCAGAGCAGGACATCTCGCCAGCCTGTGTTACACCAACAGAATCCCTCCAGCCGTTGTCGCCAAGCAGGAAGAATTCCTGTGAATTAGGCGCTGGTGTGAATTCAGCTTGTGTTGCGCCTTTCAGGAAGTTGTATGTAAGCCCTGAAGGCATTGTGATAGCACCGGAAGAAACGGTGCAAAATTTACGGGTGCCACCAGGGTCAGCGATACGCACGATGCGGTCCCGCCCTTTAGCAAAAGCACCACCAGGAAGATTAGCCATTAGCTTCTCTCGGGTTGAATTGAGTAATCGGGGATAAACACTTTCAGTGTTTCAAAGGAGATGTCAGTCTGAGCTACATGCACAGGATCCTGGATATCCGGGAACCACTGAAAGAGAAGCTCGCGCACCTCGGCTAATGTTTTAGCCGTGTCATAACTGGTTAGATAAATCGGCCAACGTGTTGACAGAAATACAGCTTGAGACAAGGTGGGCTGGTTCACCATTTCAGGGACTTCATCAATGACACATTCGATGCCGGTGATTGTCCAATCTTTGGGAACTTGCTGTTGACCCCTTACCCATAGGGCGGGGGACGTAGATCCGTCTGGGAGATTGTAATTTCCTAGATGAGATCCAATAGCTGAGTTAACTAACGAACGTACTTGATATGCGCTAGCCACTTAACTCTCTCCTAAGTATAGTCTCAAAGTACTTCTTAGAATCTACATTTTCCAAAGCTGTACGGGTCCATGGCCTCGCAGGCCACTCTCCACCTCCTTTTAGTTTTGCGCCTTCATGCACCTGTGTGGCGTATTCAACAGGCCATGAAAATTCGTACTTACTATCAGAAACTTGCCTAACAGTCTGGCTTGCGCGAAGCCTTCCGGTGTCAACAATATCTCTTCGTGAGCCGTCTGTCCAATCCCACTTAGCAGAAGATATTTCTTTTGTGTATTCAGCCGATAAACGGTTAACCAAGCCTTCTGTGGCTTTGGCAATAGCTTTATCAAGGGCAGACGTATCTAGCTTTTTTGGAGTCGCCATAGTTAACCTGCTTTGCCATTCTGCTCAAAAACGCCAATAAACTCTTGAAAAAGAGTACTCCTGGCGAATGTGAGTGTGTTGCTTCCTAAATCTGTAAGACGCAGAGTGCCTTCAATGCCGTTAACCGTGCATGTGGCAATGCTTCCAACCTTTACCTTGTCACTGAATTGTGTTGGTGATAAAAGGCGACCTTTACAGGCCATCTCATTCTCATCAATACCAGGCTTAGAATCAGATTTATTTGCTTGTAGTTGAATATTGGCAATATATGCCTCGGTGACAGTCACCGGGACATGGTTTCCTGTGTTGGCATCCAGTGTGAACGAGCTATAAACATCGAAGTTAATGGATGCGTTGTCGAAAGGTGCGTATGCTCCCATCAGAACGTAAATCCAGTGGCGACTTCTAAGCTTGATTGCATCAGTTGATATATGTACCCGTAATTAGTTGCTTTAAAGCCGTCACCAGTGTTTCCACCAGAGACGGCTCCTACTTGCTGCCCAATTGCTTGTGTACGAAGGGCAAGCATGTGTGCAGTTAAGTAATTAACTCCATCATCATGTAGCTCACCCCATACATCAACATCACATTGACGATTTGCCTCCGCCACTGTGGCCGTCACCACGCCAATCTCTATGTTCCCAAATTCAGGAAACCTAGTTAGAAACGTGGTGGCGGAAACAGTCATCAGCCTTCCCCTTCAGTAATCGCTTTAACTCGCTTGGCAATGGCGTTCTTAATCCGTACACGACGCTCGGCGTAGTCCCACTCCTTGAGCAGGTCCAAGTCGAATGTGCCGTAGATGGCGTTAAGGGCCTCTTTGACAGGCATAGTCTCAAGACCGCCTGACGCCTGACCTTCAGGTGTCGAGACAACCTCTACGTCTTCCTGAACTGACAGCGCACCGATTGCAAGGAGTTCGCCTACAAGAGGCATCGCCTTGATCTTCTCCCAATCAGAGGCAGGAACGTCACGGTTGACGCCTGACTTGAGTTGGACACGCTTAGTGACGCCAGCTCGCTCCCCGATAATCGAGAAGCCGAGCGTGACCTCCTTATCCCTTGGTGGGTTTTCCAGTTGTGGGGTGTAGGTGATGATCATTTTTTCAGGCTATGTGTGTTAGTTATCAGGCCTTCTCGAGATAGAGAACGCTCTTGGGGTAGTACAGGGACACACCGCCAACACGAGCGTGTGCGGCTACGGTGAATTCCAGGTTGTTACGAACCGGGGGAAGGAATTCCAGGGTGCGTGGAATGTGCAGCTGGAGCTTCTCAGGGGAGCGGTCGTAGCAGATAATGCGGTCCTTGCTCAGTTCAGATTTACCAGCTTCCAGCTCATTGATAGGCTCAACGGAGCGGATGAAGGGGTTAGTCCGAAGGAAGAACTCAAGGACTGTAGTATCGGAGGTACTACTGCGTGGAGTAGTCGAAATAATCCTGAAAACGTCGTACGGAACCAGCAATGTATTGGGGGATTCCTTCATATTGGAACCCTGAACGATGCTAGTAGGGGCTTCATTCAGAAGCTCCAGCATCTCATCTGTGGTTGCCGTATCGAACCACTTATCGGGTACTGTTTTATCTACGTTCGCGTTATTGAAGAAACCGTCCATTCCGACAGCAGCTTCACCGAAGTAAGCGACGTCTTGGACTTTCTCTTCATAAGCACGGCGCACAGCGTTTGCACGACGTTGCTCAAGGTTCATTCCGGGAACCAGAGCGGCAGCGCGGGTTTCCTGAATTGAATATGCAAAAGAAGCACCCAGGCTACGAACCTGATGGGTGACTTCCTTACGCAGCACGTCAGCGCGGGGCAGATCCGAGGCTTTATCCTGGATCAGCTTCATGCTTCCTTGAGCATCAAAAATGCGGTACGTGAAGCTATCAGCTCCCTGACCGATTTCTGTACTAATTGGAAGTACGGAGGAATATTTGATATCGGCATACTGAACTTCAAAAGTTCTTGCCAACACCTGTTCCAGCTCGCGGGCCAAAAATAGGCCCACATCGTCATTGCGAATGTCAGACATTAGGGGTGCCTCCTATCAAGTATCGGCGGTAACAGTGAGAGTCGGGATGTCAATCTCTAGCAGCGCGATTGAACCTGCGGAAGCAGCACTCAGCCAACGAGCACCAGCAGTTACGAGGAAGGATTTCCCTGCTTCTGCATCTTTCGCGAAGCGTCCGGCATATCCACCATTGCTTGCAGCTGACGCAGAGTCGGTGTGGTAGATGCGAACTGCATCACCCAGTGCGACAGCGTCGGTGGTGTACACAAAGACCACTCCCTTGCTGATGACGTTAACCATCTGCTTTTCGGGGTATCCAACACGACCGTCTGCAGTCTTGTTAGATGGGGTTGAGGTATAGGTGGACTGAGCAGCGTTCTCAAAAACGTTGCTATCCACGGCAATACCGAGGACATCAGTGGCAGATGCACCAGCAGGGAGCTTTGCGCCCAGGCCGGAAGTTGCAGAGCCATCGATGATCACAGCGTGACCGTAAGGAATTACGGCGCTGGACTCATTTGTATAAGACCGGGAGACATAAGCCTGCAGGTCAGCGATCAAACCCTCATGACCATTGGTCAGAGACAGGGGATATGCACCCTGTGCTCCAGCGGGGTTCGATACGTTCGTATCAGTGAAAGTAACAGCCATTAGTTCTAGCTCCTATCAAACGTGAGCAGTGAGATCTGACTTCCAACCGTTGAGCAGTTGCTCGCGGTATGCATCACCGGAGTCGAGCTTTTCAGTGCCATTGACGGCAGCGATTGCAGCGCGGACTTCAGCGACGTTGGATCCGTCAGCTTCAGGTTGGAATTCGGCGTCAGCCTTGATTTCCTCTTCGTCCTCCTCGACGTCTTCCATAGCGGCAAGAACACCATCAAGGACACCCAGCAGGTAGTCGTTGTTGGCGTCTTCACGAGGAGCTTTTTCGAAGACGTTTTCGTAGGCGAGGGCCATGATGGCTCGCTCGTCTTCGCCATCGAAGTTGTACTCCTCCGGAAGGATTGGAGCGAACTTATTAAGAGTTGCGAGGCGTGTATTTACGGCCTCATTAATTTCTGCAGCGTCATCACGCTTCTCGGCTGCCTCAGCAGCTTCGGTGACTTGCTTTTCGAGTTCTTCGATACGCTCCAGAGCCGCATCAAGGCGACCAAGAGTTTCTTCGTTCTCTGTAACTACGGCTTGAATCTGTTCTTCCTGAGAATCCAGCTTGCTCTGGAGGTCAGCGTTGGCACGAGCAGCCTCCTTAGCGAAGGACTGGACCGCACCAGCAGTTTCTGCAGGGAGTTCAAGATCCATGCCGTCGAGGTTGATTCGTGCCATGGAAATAACGGGCGAATTCGACGGGTTTTCGTCCCACGCAATCGCGTCATTGCGATCACATGAGTCGAGGATTAGGCGAACGTCAGAACCAGCACGTCCCTTTTTCACGACCGCAATATGGTTAATGCGGATGTTTCTTTGGACGCCGTCGTAACTTTCACCTTCTGGTGTAACACCTGGTGTTGGATCAAAGTCAACGCGATAGCCGCTGCTGACTTCCTGTGCATCTCCTCTTTGGATGCGCTCGATAGCGTTCTTATCAGTAATAAGAAGAGCTACTTCAACAAATCCATCGTTGTATCGGACCTGCGATCCTGCATGTCCGATCTGATGCACCTTTGTGTTTTCAGCGTCCAGCAGAACCGGTGGATGACCCATCGTTACTGCCTTCATGCCGAAGGAAGCTAGAGACTCTGGTTTCGATACTTCGTCTTCAGGTCGGTACTCACGGCATTGTTTGCCGTCACCACGGGTGTACAACTGTGTCCCAGTACGGGCAGCTTTACACCACACCTTCAAATACCCTTCATCCGTAATTTCGGACTTAGATATTTGACCGTAATCGTAACGATTGCAAGTCTCCATATCCCGATACTAACTAAGTTTCAGCAAGTTAGTATCATCTACCCATTTTATAAGGTAAGGCCCCCATTCAAATGAGTTTTTATTTTTCCTGCGATGTTTGCCTGGTGGATGCCATCTAAGAGTGCCTCGTTGGACAACATCAAATGGAACCATCCAAATACGCTCGTATTCCAGCGAGACGATACCAAAGTAATCAATCTCACCTGGCAGATACTGCCTTTTACCGCTCCCACTGCAGTTGGTCCTTGTATTGCATTGGTAATGAGTTCCCAATGGATACATGGTTTTTACGTTGACGCGAGCAAGCTGCCCACGCCACTCCACTACGTAGTCAACGCGGTGGTGATCGTATTTAGGAGAAGCTATGAACGTACCCTTTTCAAGGAAATAGCCCTCGAAAAAGTGCTCCCCTTGTGCTCCGCGTGTTGCAGAGGAATGGGGTTTGACTGGGCTGATTAAGGACAATAGGCCAAATCAGTTAGACCTATGTAGCAGATATCAGAGCGCCTTGATTTGAGTCAGGTAAATGGTCAGGATGAGGATGCCAATCATCCATGTCACTCCGAAGGTGATGACAGGCCTGTACATCAATATGAGCGCTTTTTGTAGCTGTCCATGATCTTGGCGACACGATCTCGAACACTCTTAGTGCGAGGGTTCTCAGATTTGTAAAAAGAGCCCAACCGGAACTTATCGACCGGGCGCTTGCTTCTCTT